CCTGAGAATCTTGTAAGAGTAAAAAAAGATAATCAAAGAGGTGGTAGAGGTGGTGGATTTAAGCACGATGAATTAAACGTGTGGCTAGATTTTAAAGACACAAACGGCAAATGGATGGCAGGAAAGTGGAGAAGATCTGTTTTCTGGGAACTGAAGTCTGCCGATAATCCAGAAGGACTGCAAACTGTAGGTCTTGATTTTCTACACATGGCTGAATCACAGGACATCAAAGAAGCTGCGTGGAATAAGGTCAGGCCTACGCTTAACTCTCCCGGTAGAATGGGCAGGGCTATCGTAGAAGGCATACCTCCAGAAAGCTCACAGCACTGGTTTGCAAGAAATTTTAAGATGGCAAAAGATAATCCATCAAACAGAAGAGAGGCATTTCACGCATCTACGTTTGATAATCCGTATCTGACTGAAGATGACAAGATGGAGATTGAAGAAGAAAAGGCAACTCTTACAGAAAACATATGGGAAAGATTCTACATGGCTCACCAACCAGAAGGAGCAGGTAACTTTTTTAGAAATGTTACTGCAGCGTACTCAAAACCAGATTCTGTAGAACTTGCAAGACCACACGAAGACAGATTCTATGTAGCAGGTCTTGACCTAGGTAGAACTAATGATGCAACAGTTTTAATTATCAAAGACAGACAAACAAGAACTTCTGTGTTTGCTGTAGAACTTTTAAAAACAGATTGGTCTCTGCAGGTAGAAACTATCAAGCGTGAGGCGATTAGATGGGGTGTACAAGAGATTTACATGGACTCTACAGGCCTAGGTGGTAAATTAGGAGAAGACGTGCTGTATCGTGAGCTTATGGAAGAGTCTATTCCTGTGGTTGGATACAACTTTACACCTGCAAAAAAATATCAATTATTTTTAGACTATGCACTGTCACTTGAAAAAGAAACAGTTGCATTTCCACAGAGTTGGGGTAAACTAATAAGTCAGTTAGAAGACATTGCACATAGGGAAACAGCAAATCGGGGACACACTTTTTATACTGTGTCCGGGAGGCATGATGACTGGGTGGATGCAGAATGTTTGGCTTTAATGGCCTGTGATCCTGCTGTAGATATGAATGAAGAAAAATTCTTTCCTACGTCAAAGTCTGGAATCACCCCACTAAACTCAAGCTATTCTAAAAAATCATCCAGAATAAAAAGATGGAGACAGATGAAGCGTGAGATGGAAAACTACGAAGAACCTGAGCTCCTGATAAAAGAACAATAAGGAGTAGCATTGGTATCATATCAAGGTGGCTATCAACAGACATCTTCTGATCCAGAAGAGGAGATAGCAAGAGAGGGAGCAAATCCTATAGAAGAACCTTTGGTTAGTCTTGAACTTATCATGGATAAGCTAAATCAAGGTAAATCAAAGTTTAGAGATTTCTATGATTTGTGTAGTGAGTCTGAAGAATTTTATCTTGGTGAGTTTGATTTTGATGTTCCAGAGACTGGATCACTAATTAGGCTTGGTACATCTCAAAGTGTTGTCAACTCACTTGTAGCACACGTTACACCTCAGTTCTTAGATATATCAGTGCCATCACCGGGAGCAAGAGGTCAAGCAAGAGCAGAACTTATTGAAAAGTTTTTGATCGGTGCAAATCATATGCTAGAACAGTTCTCTCCAACTAGAAGAGAGATTGCAAAGCAAATGGCATTGTACGGAGTTGCTTGGGAAAAAACAGAGTTTGCTGCTAACAGGTGGCAAGAGTTTCCAGAACCTCCAACAGATGGTCAAGACGCAGATTATAAAGAACGTGTAAAAGAAGTTCTTGATAATAGAAATCTTACATTCCCCGTTCTTACTACAACAGTAAACCCAAAAAGTTGCGTTTGGGATCTTAACAATGGACAAGATCCTAGATGGATAATCCACTACTACGAAGTAGACGCAGACTGGGTTTCTGCACACTTTCCTGACTGGGATGGCCCACTTACAGGAAGAGTAGAATTTATTGAATACTGGACAAAAACGCAAGTAGCGTATGTAGCAGATGACAAATTTGCATTAGAGCCAAGGCGACACGGATACAAGACTCTGCCATTTACACAGTATTGGCCTCACACAGGTTTGATGACCGAGGACGCTGAACCTGAAAGATTATACAGAGGAATACTGCATGGTAACTTCGATATGCTTAGAGCAGAGTCTAGGCTGGCTTCACAGTACATGGACATTGTTGCTAACTCAGCATGGCCGACTAGAGACTTTAGAGGGCCTCCGGGTATCACAGAACAAGTTATGGATGGTTACGAAGAAACACCGGGTGCTAAAAACTTTATGCCTCAGAACGTAACTATTGAGCAGAGCAGAGTGGCAGAACCACCTGCATCAATACAGATTGCACAGAGCATGATGAGCAGAGCTATTGAATCTAATACTGCACCTGCTGTGGTTAGGGGAGAACGACCACAAGGTGCTGCATCTGGTTATCACACTGCAGTTCTTGCAGGTATAGCAGCTTTGAACTTTGGTCCTTATGTAGAAGCATCTCAAAGAGGACTTCAGAACAGGAACTCTATTGTTTTACAAATTATTGAGAACGTAATTCAAGATAAGGTAACTGTATTTGGAAAAACAGAAGCTGGTGCACTAGATGCAATAATCAGACCTAACGATATTAGAGGTCACTATGTAAACATGGTACAACTTACACCAACATCTCCAGAAGAGCAGGAAAGAAAACTTAATCTTTATGCAAACCTTTGGAGATCAGGATTTATAGATCATGATACATCGCTCAGAAAAGCAGGTGTGTCAAATGCACTAGATGTAAGATCTAGATTGCTTGCAGAAGAGTTCTTAAAATCTCAACAGGTACAAGAAGTTCTTCAGGGTGAGGCAGCTAGAAGAGTGCCATTGTTAGCACAGATCATTGAATCTGCTAGTGGTGGACAGACATCTACGGCTCAAGCAGAGCAGATTGCACAAAACATTATAAACACTCAAGGCTCACAGCAACTACCAAACGCTGGAAACTTTAGTTCGGTGAATCAACCACCAAGAACTTTAGCCTCAGAAAGAGCAAGAGTTCAAACTAACACAAGACCTGTGATACCGGGAAGTCTTAGAGAGCAAGATTTGGTTGCTCGTCAAATAGCTAGCCCTGCAAGAACAGGAAACCAAAGAGTCCCGGGTAGAGACTTACCACCCGGATTAGGAGTATAAATGGGCAAGAACGATTTTATAAATAACGCATTCAAAGAAACAGATGACCTAATGAAAAGATTTTTAGGAACAGTTGGAGAGTCTTACAAGGATATGCAGAAACCTGAAGATCCAAAGCAAAGACAGGCTAGAACTAGAGAAGAAGCATTAGAAAAATTACTAAGGGGATTCCAACAATGATGAATTATGACATTCAGCAAACGCTGAGAGAACAAAGAGCAGAACAAGAAAGGCTACGAAATAGAAGAGATCAAAATGTTGATCAATCTACAAGTATGCTTTCACCGGGTACTAGCCCATCTGCAGTTACTGGTAATTTGTTTAACCAACAGCAATCTTTTATTCCTCCGACCCCTGCGACACCGGGATTGGCTAATACAGGTTTTTCTGCTGCTGCAGAACAAAGAAGACTAGAAAACCTAGCAGCTTCAAATGCAGCAAATATGCAAAACAGGCAAGCTAATATATTAGGTCAAATACCTCAAGGTAACTTTGTTGGTAGTCCAGATGTTTTACAAGGAATTGTAGAAAGAAGAACTCAGGAAGTTTTACCTGAAAATAGGCAGGCTACAATAGGAAGTCAGCCAGTCGTAGGTGGAACATCTCCAATGTTTGACGCTGCAGGAATTAGTAACCTAGCAGCAGGCAGAGGCACAGGAACAATAACAAGCCCACCGGGCCCAACATCAATAAACGTTGCTAGCGAAGGCCTTAACGCACTTGGTCAAGGAATAGCTGGTGGAATAGCTGGTGGTGCAATGATGGGTGCTGATGCCCTTAGTAGTCTTGCTGCAACTGCAAGGCCATTTTTTGATTACACTCCACCAACACCACCAACACCAGAACCAAGTCAAGGAGCAGGTTTTGGAAGAGGTCAGGGTTTTGAAGGTCTTCAAGGTCTTTATACAAACAGGCCCGGATTTGAACGTGGTGCAGAAGTTCGATTTGGTGGATTAATAGGTAGTCCTGCACCGGGAGAGAGTATAGGTGAAGAAGGTGTTGGTGTTGGTGATATTTTAGAATTTATTAAAGATTCTGATGAATATGAAGAAATCCAAAGAAATGCAGGCACACCTCTACTTAAGGACATTGTTGATGACATTAAAGATCCTGAAAAAAATAGCACTGAAGAATCATTAGAAGATGGAGCAGGTACAGGTAGTGATGGACCTGCAATCTCTATATTTGATAATGCAAATTTAAAAAGTTTGGAAACTCAAATAGATGGATTAAATACAGGCCTTGGTGTACAGACTTCAGAGGCTTTAACATCTGCTTATAGTTCAGGAAGAGCTGCAGTAGAATCTGCAGGTGGTGACACAGTATTCTTAAACAAATTCTTTAAGCAAATATCTCAACCACTAAAATTTAATGAAAATGGTTCTCCGTTTTTACCAGAGTTTCCGGGTGAGTTATTGCAACAGCTTACAAGGCTTGTGCCACAACAGGTTGAAAACCCAGC